GTCCGCCCGGAGCAGGGGGAAGACGCTCCCGCTGAACAACAGTCCAGCGGCTTGAGAGTGCGGCGGACTGTTGTCCGCCGGAAGCGGGTGAGAGGACCGCTCCCGCTGGACAACAGTCCAGCGGCTTGAGAGTGCGGCGGACTGTTGTCCGCCGGAAGCGGGTGAGAGGACCGCTCCCGCTGGACAACAGCCCAGCGGCTCGAGAGCGCGGCGGACTGTGGTCCGCCGGGAGCAAGGGTGAAGACGCTCCCGCTGGACAACAGTCCAGCGCCTCGGGAGCACGGCGGACTGTTGTCCGCCTGAAGCAGGCAAAGGATGCGCATTGACAAGGAGGCAGCCCCATGACCGAGAGCGACCACAAACTCAAGGGCACGACCAAACTCATCTACGGCGTGGGCGACGTCGGCAACGCCGTCGTCAACTCCGCCATCCAATTCTTCCTGTTGAAGTGGGTAGTACCGGGAAGGACTTACTACCGCACAGCATAGAGGCGTAGGCGATTCTCTCCCCATCTTCCGCGGTCAGGGTGACGTGCACATCCAGCATGTCCACGACTCGCCGCCGTGCTTCGTGGCTTTGCTCTGCGACCTCCAGGCCTCGCGCCACCTCGCCAGCATATTCGATGATGCTGCATACCTGGTCTTCGGTGAGGCTCTCCTGCTCCAGTTGCCCAGCCAGGGCTACGCGCTCCCTTGCCAGGGCAGCAATACCATCCTCCAACTGCTTCTGCCTGCCGGTCAGGACGTCACGGGGGAAGTTGCCGTCCAGGTACAGATCGAGCAGCTTCTCCAGTTGGTTCTGGCGATCTGACAGTAGAGAATCCACCACAGCCAGCCTATCCCGTAGTGGCCGGGTGGCTTCGGCGCGTTGGCTCTGCTCGGCCTGCAGGCCACGGGCCAGGGCTGCTGGATCAGCCAGAAACTGACCAATCCACTCCCACGCAGCAGCGTCGGCGTAATCAGCGCGCACAGTAGGGAGCGCGCAGGCCACCCGCCAGCTGCTGCACCGGTAGTACAGGTAGACCCGTTCGCCTATCGCTTTCGACGTGCCGCAGACGGCCAGGCCACATAGGCCACAGCGTATCCTGCCAGCCAACAGGTACTCATACTTCCGATTGCGGCTGGATGCCTGGCGGTTGAAGATCCGTCTGGCGCAGGCCGACTCCCACGTAGGGGTGTCTGTGATGGCTGGGATGGGTACCTCGACCCCGCCGTACTTCCAGCGCCCGATGTAGGTCTCGTTGCTGAGAAGCCTTGCCACGGTAGAAGGAGCCCACTCACCCTCAGCAGAGCACCGCTTGGCGCACAGTCCGTGTACATCATTCCAGGTGGGAACGCGCATGTCAGTCAGTTTCCCGGCGATGATCCTGGTGCCTACCGGCCCTTCCGCTCCATCACCGACCGTGTACCAGGTGAAGATCAGGCGCACGATCCGGGCTTCGGGTTCGTAGACTGCCAAGGATTTCTCCCCCTCCACTGCCCGGTAGCCATAGGGCGGGCGGCTTCGAGTGATTACGTAGCCGTCACGGGCCTTGTCCCGGCGTGCCCGCATGGTGCGTTCAGCAATCTTCTCTCGCTCGTACTCTGCAATCGTGGCCTTGACGTGCTTATTGAGCCGGCCTTCCGGTGTGTCGGGATACTCGCCCAAGACGTACCCGATCTCTACACCAGCCTGCTTTAACTCCTGCTCCACGATCAACTGCTTGGCCAGATTGCGGGACAGGCGGTCAATCTCTCTGGTCACCAGGATGTCAAACTCACCAGCCCGAGCCATCTTCCTGGCCTGATCCAGTTGCGGGAGGTCTATCTCGTAGCCCGACGCACCCCGGTCGTCTTCGGCCAGTTCGGCCACGATCTGGTAGTCATGTTCCTGAGCATACTTGCGCCCCATCTCCAACTGGCTCGCAAGGTTGCGGCCCTCGCTCCCTCGGTCGTCACCTGAGACTCTGGCGTATAACACAGCGCGTTTGACCATCGCTCCCTCCTGGGTTCCTATGCTGCAAATGCCTGTTCTCTACGCTCCAACCTGTACTCCACGAATCTCTTCTCGTCGTGCTCTGGGTCCTTGTTGTCTGCCTGGTCAGCCTGCCGGGCAAGATCACGCAAGTACCTGTACACCCGGGCCAGCCGCTTGCCGATTTCTTCATCGGTGTTTGACACAGTTCCCTCCCGCGTACTATGCTCTTGGCTAGCATAGTAACACGGTGAGGGCTGCCCGTGGGAAGTTCGGCCGCCGAAGTTACTCTACTGTGTAGTAGGTGCCCCTGTTAGTTCCGTTCCTGGTTAGGATACCACGCCTGACCAGGCTTGCCAAGTCGAGACGTAAGGCCTCATCTGAGAATCCGGGGCACAACTCCCGGTAGACACTCATGTCAAGCCTTTCATGCGTGCGCAGGTACGCCAGCCCCTTGGCTTGCCTGGTGTTCACTACAGCGCGGGGATCGAATCGGGGCCTGACCCTGGTCTCAAGGATCTCCGCCAGCGCTCCTTGCCCCTGCAAGCCTAGCACTTGGGCTCGCTCCTCCTCAGTGCACCCGAGGGCCATGATCACGTCAGATAGGATCAGCACGATGGGGGCTTCCAGCACCGTCCAGGGCTCAGCGTCCATGTCGTGCTCCAATCCCTCGCGGAAATGGCGCAGGCGGGCAATGACGGCACTGTGGTGGTATCCTGCGATCCGTCGCTCCAGTTGCTCGCACCAACTGAGGCCGACCTTTACCAGACGGGTTGTCTCAAAACCTTGTAGCAGACTCATCAAGCACCTCCTCCTAGAAACGAAACGACCTGCCTCTGCGGTTGTCCCGCTGGCAGGCCGATTGAACGGGTGTTCTATTGCACCGACTGCGCATTTCTGGTAGAATATGCCTTAGCCGGTTTCCGCTGGCCCTGTCAGCGGGGATCGGTTAGGGCTGTGTGGGTGCGCTAACACCTGCACAGCCTGCTTGTTATGCGGTCTCTTGCTCTGGCTCTGACTCCTCCTGTTTGGCTGGCGTTTCAATCCTGCCTGCTACCCAGGTCGCCAGAAATCTACGAATGACCTCGGACAGGGAAACGCCTTCCCCGACTGCCTTCAGCCTCGCGGCTAGAAGAAGCTCCTTCGTTAGCCTAACCGTCGTCTTGTGTTCTTCTTCCATCTGCCCTCCCGTATGACACGCTATACATCCATTATACCACGCGTGTCAACAGCCTGGCTGTGCAGGCAGATGGCTACTGCGCAACTGCCCCTGTCAAGGGCAAGGCAGGGGAACTTTCTCCCCCTGCCTTTTCCAACTCGGCTTCCTCGCGCGGCAGCAAGCGGCGCCCGAACGAAACCCCGGCCGGTCGGGGTGCGCGAGTGGCAGAGCATCGGGCGCCCTCGGCCAGGCCTCGGCACAGGAAGAAATGCCATTCCTTTGCCTGATGGTCAAAGCGGTAGAAGTGCTCGTGCCGTCGCTCTCGCGGCGTCCCGGGCGAGCCGAAGGCTATAGCCCTGATGGTCATGCCAACCCCCAGGCAGTCACGATCAGTTTCCGTTCGTTGAGCCCAGTGACTTTCTTGTTCACCACCTTCACCAGACCGGCGCCCTTCAGTTGGCGCAGGAGCCTGCGGACTGCAGGCTCCCCAACCCCAAGCCTCTGCGCCATCTCACCTGTAGTGAGTGCCTGCTGATCGAGCACGGGCAGCTGAGCCTTGAGCTCAACCAGCAGGTCTTCCATCGTCCTCACCTGATTCTCCATGCTGCCCTCCTCCTAATTTCGGCGGCCGAAATTAGGCTCCCCTAAGCAGAGCAACCCTGCCCGCCAGGGTCCTCACCCGGTCCCAGTACTCGTCCTCCTCCATAGGATCAGCCCGGGCTGCGTCCTGTGGCAGCCCAGCCTCGGCCAGGATGCTGGCTACGCTACAGTCGTTATCGCAGGTCACGTAGACCTTCTGCCAGTGGGCGACCCGCAGTCCCAGGGTGCCGCCACAGATCGGGCAGGTGCCAACAAAGTGTCCACTGGCCTCGCCGAACTGTCTGGCATTCAGGTCCTCAAGTGACATCCGAAGCCACCACGGGTACTTGGCCACATCGTCTTGCCGCGGCCCATCCTCGATGGAATCAGGAGCATCCGGCAGCCGGTTGCGGTTGACCAGGCGGGAGACACCACTGTAGGTCAGCCCGTGCAGTGCTGCCGTGATAGCGAGGGAGCAGCCCTCGCGGTAGGCCTGCCGCACCCGGGCCGCTCGTTCCTCGGCGTGCGTGGTTGCCGTTTTGATTGGGCCGGGGCAGGAAGCCAGCGCGTGTCCACCTGCGATACGCCATAGCGTGTGTTCGGAGATTCCAAGCTGCTGGGCCATCTCGGGTGCCAGGAAGTGGCCGCCCTGGGCCATCGCCTCTCTAATCTCCCGCACCTGGTCACGGGTAACATTAAGCCGGAGTAGAGTGACGTCGTCCGCGTTTGCTGCGCGGGTATCGTAGCGCAGGTTCTGCGGTGTGTTGTTGTGGGGATTGCCATCGCCGTGACACACCTCCATACCCTCGGGGCAGGGACCCAGGAAGGTGAGCGCCACCAGGCGGTGGATGCTGCGGGGGTGGTCCTGCCCGTCCCTGCGCAGGCCGACCATCCAGTATCCCCGGCTACCGCCAGGGTGCAGGATATGGGGCTTTCTGCGCAGAGTGCTACGGACCCTGCCTTGATCGCTGACCTCGTAGCCCTCGAAGCCTGGGATCGGTAGCCAGCGCTCTTCGTCGTGAGTCTGTGTCTGAGTAGTCATAGTTCCTCCTGTTCTTGACTTTGGGCCGTCCAATTCGGCGGCCGAAGTTTTACTAAATGAACAGCGTAGATACGTGCCCGTCCTCGAACTCCGTGCAGATCCCGCCCCACTTATCCTGCCACGTTTTGACCACTGCGCCGTGGTCGGGAGGGGCAGGGTGCGGGCTACCCACAAGTGGTGGCTCCTCCCCTGAGGTCAGCCTGCTAATGATGAAGCCGGCTCGGTTGCGGAACTCGCCTGCTACTGCAGACCAACCCCTGACCCGAGCCGGAGAGTTGCGAGCCGCTGCCTTGCGTGCCTCTACCGGGTCCATGCCCGGTATCGTCATGAGGCACTCGAAACTTGCCTGCTGCTCTTCTGCGGAAGGGACAGGGGAGGCAGGAACCCCAGGCCCCTTCTCCGGGGCAATGCCTGTGCTAGAAGGGGCGGGCGCCCTTTCTGCCTCTTCCTTCTTCGAAGAAAAGACAGCATCATCATTCAAGACCGGAACCCCAGCACCATCGCTTTGCTTTTCGCCCGCTGATGATGTTGTAGTCTCTGTAGTAGTCTCTGTTAAGGGTCGTGCGTTTTCGGACGACCGAACGTCTGAAATCGAACGACCGGGCGTCTGAATCCAGACACTCCAGAGTTCCTGAAGCCGGTCGAGATCGAGCCGGTAGTGTACAGTACGCAGCCCATTGAACCGGTGGTTCTCGGTTTCCAGGATACCCATCTCTTCGAGAGTGGCCCTGGCCTGCCTGAGCGCGTACCGGCTGAGGCTCAACTCTTCCTGGAACTCCCTGTCGGTCTTGGCGATCCAGTTACCCCTGGCCACAGCTCTCGGTGTCCAGTAGAGCATTTGCCCAAGCAGCATTCCACTCTCCAGGCTGCCGGTGAACTTCACGAATGACTTGTGGACCACGATCACGTCATCCTTCCCACCGCTCAGGGTGATGAGGCTCAGAACCAGGTCGCTATACTTGCTTGTCGCCATCAAGGGCCTCCTGCTCGGCGTCGTATTGTTTCAGAGAGCGAGCCCACATCACGCCATAGAAGGCGTCGATGTTGAGCAGCTTCTGGCCGTCCTCTTCGTAGCGCCGGGCTAGCCCCCTGCGCTCCAAGCCTGCGAAGAGTTCAGCGATGTGGTTCGCGTCGCAGCCCATCCTGGTGGCCAGAATGTCGAAGTCGGCCCGCTCCAGGTGGCACATCTGCATAACAAGCAGGAACTCCTCGCGGGTGATCCCCACCGCGACGTAGTGGACCAGCATCCGCTCGCGCATTACTGCGCTATTCCAGGGGCTTAGGGTGCCAAGGATGGTCCTGACTACCGCGCCCAATGCCTCGAATTCTTCCTGTTTCATGGTGCCTCCTGTTCTAAGTGGGCCGCCGAGCCAGCCTGCCCATCACGGGCGGCCAGCCCTGGCGGCCACCCTGTCTATGCCGTTCCGTTCATCTCCCGCAGCAGGCTGAGTACTTCGTCTTGCTGCTGGGCTACCCTGCCCAATTCTGCCACGAACCGTTCCTGGCGCTCCCGGTACTGCTGAGCCACTTTCGCTTCCAGGCCTCGCAATGTGTTCAGAATGTCCTCATACTGTGCCAGTTCCGCAGGTGACATGGTTAATCACCTCCTTCCCGAACTTCGGCGGCCAAAGTGGGTTGGCCAGGTACAGTCTTCAGCCTGCTGGGATCCCAGCGATAAAGCTCCAGTATCCAACGGCCGCGGTCAGTGATCTTGTACTTTCGGTGCCGGTCTGGGAGTTCCTCTACGAACCCGTCTCTGACCCACGACCGACAATGCCACCAGACTGGCCGAGCACCAGCCAGCCCCACTGCCTCTGCAATCTCTCGCAGAAGAGGCGGCTGCCCATGAGCATCCTCGTAAAGCGCCAGAAACCCCAGCGTGTCTAATGCCTTGTTACCAATCACGTTCCCCTCCACAGTAGTCTAATGTACGGTAATTGTAAACTACTATCTGAATCTTGTCAAGGATCGTACTACAGACTGCTGCCTCTAAATCCTCGACTCTAGCGAGCAACTGCCTTATAATGCACTTAGCGATGCCGAATTCGGCGGCCGAATTTTCGGGAGAGATGGAGGGGAGTGACGCGCAGCTTCAACACCGACCTGGAAACGCAGTGAAAGCGCGCGCTCCCTCTCTTAAGAAATCGGGGCAGGTCACTATGGCAAAGAAGAGTTGGCTCGGTAAACTGAAGCTCCGCAAGGGCGCCCTGATCATCTACGCCAGGAGCAGAGGTGGAATCAGCGCGGACGGCAAGATCAACAAGACTTGGGCCAGACAGGAACAGTCTAGACTTCGCGCCAAGTCTTCTCGCACCACAGCAGAGACTACTGCCCTACGCAGACTTAACCTGTACATCAATCGCCTAAGTAAGAGGTGACCCTATGGAAGCTCAAGTAGATATGCCGGAGAATACCGCGAACTGCCGAGAAACCACCCTCCAGGAGCAGTTGGCCAGGCTCTCCAATGACCAGCTTCGATACGTACTGGCCCGGCTGAGAACATCCTCGATGCGGAACGCTTGTGTGGCGACTGGTATCTCTGAAAGCACAGTAACCCACTGGCCTGACTACGTTGACGAGACTGTCACGCTGCTGCTTCTGGACACTGTTGCAGCTGCCCGGGCCTTGATGGTACGGACCCTGGCTCAGGCGATGGCTGTGAAAGCGCAGGGGCTAGAGAGCAAGGATGAGAAGGTCAAGCAGGCAGCGGCAAGCGAACTACTTGACCGTACCCTGGGTCGCGCGTCGCAGTCACTGGACCTGCACCACAGCATTTCTAACGAGACGCGCAAGTTCATGGCTGAGTTGGTTGGCCTGGGCACTGACGAGGGCGAGAGTTCCGAGTAGCGGACAGCTGCGCGCCTGGAGCAGCAAGCTACCTTTCCTGCCCTGCCAGCATAGGCACTGAGGTAACAGCGCTCTTTCAGGGGGTCGGCGCGCAAGACACCGGTCGAACGGCTGGGCGCGCCGACTCCTAAGCGAGCATTCTCAGCTTAGAGCATAGCGGGGAGAAGTGATAAGCAAAGGGGAGGAGCTTGAGGCGCGCATGGTGTCGGGTAAGTGATGAGCGGATGGTATGGGCTTGAGCTACTCGGGGTGTGGTTTCGTGGTGGGGGACGTCTCTGTTGCGCGCCGTGTCGTAAGAGCACATTACTCAGTTCAAGCACAGGCGCGCAAGCTCTTGGCCTAGAGGAGCATTGGCAGGGCAGTAGGCGGCACGGTGTAGTGGGGGCAGGACTTTCACAAGGGGCGGTTGGCCCAGAGGGTAGGCCCAGATCGCCGAAGTAGGCTCCCAGTCACAGTTGGGTGCCCGGAGTCCGAACCCACGAGGTACAGGGGCAGTGCGGCGGGCAGGTGTGGGCTCGGGGAGAGGGTGCTCCACTCCTGCCAGGTGGCGGTTGGAGAGCCTGGCGGGGATGCCGGCTACACCCGTTCCGCTCCTTGCCTGCAGGCACAGGGCTCACCTCCGGTTGAAGGTCGGTTGGAGAGTCTCACGGGAATGCCGGCTTGATCGTTCAGAGAGGGAACACTATGGGCCGATGGCCGACTGTAGCGAAAAAGGCACGCATCTTCGAGCAGGTGGGCTACCAGCCGAGTGAGGTGCAGTGGCAGATCCACCAGAGCAAGGCGCAGGTGCTTCTCATTGCAGGTGGGGAGCGCAGTGGAAAGTCGCGCAGTTCGGCCGCCGAAGTTCTGGCTCGAACGCCGTGGTGTTACCGGTCCGGCCAGGTTGCGATAGTCGGGCAGGAATATGATCAAAGTCGCAGCGAGTGCGAATATTTAATTGGAGACTTCGAGAAGTTGCAGTGGTTAGCCAGGGCGCCTTCCCTGCCCCGACAGGGCACGTGGTCGTGGGACGTTATTGGCCCGAAGGGCACCATTGGATTCGAGACCATCTCCTTAAGCCGGGCTGGTGTGAGGGAGCTTACAGGCAGGGGCCGAGCCTACGATGTTGTTTTGGTTTGTGAGGCGGGTTTGGTCAGCTACGACACCCTCTTGGGGGCACTCGGTAGGGTATCGGAGACACGGGGCCTGATCATCTTGTCGGGGACATTGTGGTCTGACGTTGGTTGGCTGCCCGATCTCTACCAGGCATTTGCGGGACCGAACGTTTTCAACGGAGCGGTGTTTGCCCTACCGACGTGGGGCAACCTGGCAGTGTTCCCCGGTGGTGAGGACGATCCCGAGATCAAGCGTCTGCGGGACACTCTGCCTACCAGTGAGTTCTCCAGGCGGGTAGCGGCGCAGTTGGTGCCAAGTGCGGGGCGCGTCTTTCCTGAGTTCACGTACGCGACGCACGTTAAAGAGATCGAATACGATCCCGAGTTGCCAGTCTACCTGGCGGTGGATGCTGGCTACCAGCCCAGCAAGTACAGTGTGTTGGCCTTACAGGTGAGGACAGAGTCAGTTCCCCTGCCAGATGGAACCACCGCAGAACTCGAAGTGGTGTACCAGGTTGGCGAGGTTTGGGTGAATGGTGAGACACATCACAGCGTCATTGCGATGTGCCGGGAGCGTGAGTGGTGGCACGGGGTAACCCAAGCAGTTGGTGGGCATGAGACGGCTGCTCACCAGGCTGCTAAGTCTACTGCCGAGGTGTGGCGCGGCCTGGTGGGTACAGTAGACGGTGACCCGAAGGACTTCACCTTCACGACATTCAATGCCGGTCGGGTCTTAGATGGGATCGTGAGGGTGAAGACATTCCTGTCTGATCCTGCCCTGAAGGTGCCGCGGTACTACTGTGCACCTGGTTGCACTGGCACTCAGCAGGAGTTTCAGAAGTACAGCCGGCGCGTGAGCAATAAGGGTGAAGTGACCAGTGAGGAACCAGAAGATCGCAACAACGATGCGATGGACTCATTGAGAAACTTCTTAGTCTGGAAGTACGGACTGGTAGAGCGCAGTGGTGCGTTTGGAGTTGTTAAAGCAGGCAAGCGCAGAGGCGCGAGCAGAGGATAGATTTCGGCGGCCGAAACGGCCGTGGAGGTACAGGATGAAGCCAAGTGAACTGACCGTTGGGTTTGTGCAAACTAGAGCCCTGGCTCTCAAGAGCAAGTGGGGCGAGCGCAACTCGCGCATGAACGAGTACGAGCGCATCTACTTGCTGGACATCTGGGATGAAGAGGCCGGCCCAGATGAGCGCAGACTGGCAGTGCCAATCGCCTGGACCAGGGTCGAAAGCTACAAGGCACTCTTGCTGACCAAGCCACCGGTGATCAGCGTTCCTGCCTCCGACATCAAGGCAGTAGCAGCCGACCAGGCTGATCTGATCGAGAAATTCTTGTATGCTGCCTGGGACCGGGCTGGTGTTCTGGACGCACTGGCTGATGCCGAGTGGTTCGCGTGCTGCCTCGGGGAGGGTGTGCTCCGCTGCCTGTACGATGACAACGCCGCGGACGGTGATGTTCCCCTGCTGATCCAGGGCAACGTAGACCCGCGCAACGTGTATGCCCTGCCATCTTCCAGGCCCGGGCAGGATGCAGAACTGGTGCACACCTGGAAGCGCAGCCGGCGCGAGATTGAGGAAGAGTGGGGCACCCTGCCTGGCCATCCTGATGGTGTTCAGGAAGCAGGGTGGCAGGACGTTGAGATTGACTTCATTGATTACTGGCGCGTGGACGTCATCGAGGAGACTGTCAAGGTTGAGCCCATCGAGCAGGTAGAGGGTGGGGTTGAGGGGCTGGTTGGCACTGCCAAGGGTGAGAAGCCCAAGAAGTCCAAGGCCAAGACTAAGAAGGTGCGCAGGCGAGCGGTCACCAACTGTGTGGTAGCAGGTGACGACTTCCTCAAGAAGCCGGTGCGTATGCCTGGCTACAGCCGAATCCCCTTCATCCGGTACGCCGGGATCAGCACACCGCTCAAGGGCGAGGACGGTGCCTTGAGTGTGTTGTTCCCCATCACGGGTGGAGCCAAGATCGGGTCGGGCGATGTGAAGGGTGTGGTTGCTGCATTCTGTGAACTGCTCGGGTACAGGCAGCGGATCGTGGAGATGTTCGCCAACGCAGCCACAGTAGTAACCGGGACAGACAAACCTATCACCCTGGACTTCGGACCTGACGCACAGAACTACCTACCTGCCGGTGCCAAGATAGACTTCCTTGTACCGCCCGGTCCCCATCCTGCCGGTGATGCTCAACTCCAGATACTGGAATCGCAGATCGAAGATGCAACCGTATCGGCTGGGATGATGGGCAGGTATCAGGGTGACGTGTCTGGACTGGCGCTGAGTGCGATGGCCAACCCGATCTTGATGAGAATCGCCCACCGTCAGCGAACCAGGGAACATTCCTACCAGGCATTGAACGAACTGATTCTTGAACTAGCGGAGTTCTACTCTGGGCCTGATGGGTGGAGTGTGTGGGGGCAGACGGATGTGGGCTCGATTGACCTGGTGATCAAGCCGGAGGACATCGGGGGCTACCACAGGAACCTGGTCAAGCTGTCTGCTTCCCTGCCCAAGGATGCGAACGGCGAGGTTATGATGATGGCAAACCTCGTTTCCCAGAACCTGATCAGCCACGAGACATTCCTGGACCAGCTACAGCAAGCCAAGGGTCTGATCAACCAGTCCCCGATGGACGAGATCAAGGCGGTACTCAGGGACAAGATGTTGTTCTCTAGCAAGGCTTCTGAGATCGTGGCCAACATCATCGTGTCCCAGTACTCCCAGGAATTGGCCGATGCTTTGGGAATCACACTACCGGGAACTTCGGCGGCCGAATCACAACCACCCACTCCTGCAGGCCCACCTATGCCTAGTGGCCCGATGCTGCCGCCAGGTGTAGTCGCGCCTCAGCAGATCCCGGAGATGATAGGTGCTCAGGGGCCGAAGGGGTTAGCTGCGATGATGGCGATGGCAGGCAATCCGCCACCAGAGGCGCCACCTATTCCGGGGAATGTAGGAGGGGCACAGTGAAAGGCACGAGTGGGCTGATTCATGATGCGGCGATTGAGGCGGTGGGCATCCTGGCCGACGTGGCACAGAGCATGAAGACCGAACAACTTGGGGATCGGGCAGTGCTGGCGCGATACGCACGGCAGCGCGGCAACCCCCAGGCTATCGTGGCATTCGCAGCGCAGCAGCTGCCCAGTACGACTCCTGACCAGGTAGGGGCAGAAGCCGCGCGATACACCAAGACGATGGAAGATCTTTGGCACAAGACCTATGGAGGTGACTAATGGCGACTATCACGGGCAACACTGGATACTGGATCCCTGGAGTACCGGGTGGTGGGTGGGGAGCGCCGGCGCCCTCTCAGCCACAGACCATCACAGGGAATAACGGGTACTGGATTCCCAACGTGCCCGGTGGTGGGTGGGGTGTCCCAACCCCACAAACCTCGGCACAACCGCAAGGGCAGCAGCAACAGTCAGGCCAGCAGGGTGGCGGTGGGGGGGGAGTTGCCCTGCCTCCTGCATGGGGAACCACGCCAATGACAACTGGCGGGGCAGGGTGGTTGCCTTGGGGTGACTGGGGCCAGACACCGTGGGCTACCGTCCCAACCGTCAACGCTCAAGAACAGCAAGCGTGGATGAATGTTGCTCTGCCTTGGCAGCAAGCGCAACAACAGCAAGGGCAGTGGGCCACGGACTTTGCTCAGAGGGCGGCGACCGAGGCGTGGAACCAGCAGTTCCAAGGCGCGCAGTTTGCACAGCAGCAGGCGATGGACGCCTACAACCAGGCGCTGGCCCAGAAGCAACTGGAGGAGACGGCTCGCGGTGTGAACATGCAGACGTTCGGGCGCAGGTGGCAACCCCAAAGTCGCTGGATGTGAAACGTTCATTGTATAGGGGCATAGATGCTGTACAGGGATAAGGCCTGGCTAGTAGAGCAACACTGGGACAACGGGCTATCTCAGCGCGAGATGGCAGAGATAGCAGGCTGCACCGACGTGTGTATTAGCCAGTGGATGAAGCGCTACCACATCCCTGTGCGGGATCCCCACCCGGAGTATGACGACACGCTTCACGATCGTGACTGGGTAGAGAAACGCTATGTTCAAGACGGGTGGTCAGTGCAGCAGATAGCAGGCTTTGTGGGGTGCTCCTCTAGCGTTGCGCGTTTGTGGGTGCACAAGCACAGCCTGCCAATTCGCGGCTTTGGGCATGGGGCCTACAGCATTGACCAAGACTGGCTGTACGATCAGTACGTGGTACAACAGAGGTCTGCCGTCGAGATTGCTGGGGTATCCGGGTGTTCTGTGTGGGTTGTGATTGATCGGCTGGCTAGGTGCGGTATCCCTCAGCGTGGGAAGGATGAAGCAATGTCCATCGCCCACCAGCATCAGAGGGGTACTTATGGAACACCTGCTTACCGGGAGAGGTTGTCTGCAACCAAGCTCGGCGAACTGAACCCATCCTGGAAGGGCGGGGTTACTCCAGAGCGCAGAGCGTGCCGGAACTCTAGGGAATACGAAGCATGGCGGCAGCAGGTTCTCGACAGGAACGACTGGCAGTGCGTGGTCTGCGG